TAGCGTGTCTCTTCTCTTTATAAAATGTAGTTGGTTTGAGTATATCAGCGTAATCCACAATAATTGCATCTGGTTTTATTTCCTGTATCTCCATCTGCTTAAGATGTGATGATATTGTATTTACCGAAGCAGAACGAGTCGGATAGTATTTAATTATCAACTTACCCTTTAACCCATCGATTACTTTCTGTACTTCTTCTTGATAAAATTTTATATTTGCAGTAGGTGTTCCACTAAATACAGTATCATATCTTAAACCAACATAAGACTCATTTAACTCTAAAGTATAGTGAACAACTGTTTTACCTTCTCTAACTAAATGAGCACCTAAAGCTTGTAGACACCACGTCTTACCGATACCAGCTGGAGCAACTAACACACCTAACTCACCACCAGCTAATCCACCATCCATCACACTATTTACAGCATCCCAAGGTGAAGGTTTAGTTTCTCTTACAGATTCTGTAAGTCTATCTTCTAATGATATAATATAATCGTGACCTAAATCTCTTTCACTACCCGCTTTCATTGCAGCATCTATTATAACTTTTATTTCATCATATTTTTTCTGTTCCAATAAATCAACTGCATCTGTAATAGCATATTTCAAAACCTGATTCTTACAGAATGAAAGTGTCTCTTCTTTTACAAATTCTAAATCTGTTGCTTCTATATTTCTCCAAGCATCCTTAAGGTTTTCTACAACAGATACTTTTAGGATTTCATCATCCATCTGATTGATTTTTATTTTCAATACTTCTAATGTAGGCGACTTACGATACTCACCGAAGTATTTATTTATTTCACGACTCAACCACTTATTTGCGTCTGAATCGAAGTATTTTGGTTCTAATATGTCACTAATAGTTTGAACAAACTTATTATCTGACAGTAATGATGATATTATTTTTGATTGAAATGTTGGCCCGTATTGAGTAAAGTTATCACTCGCCATACAGTTCTCTTTGTTGTTTTTCTTTTATTTGCATTATCTTTTTCTTTCTATATCTTTCTCTTGCTTTCTCTTGTATTACAGCCTGATTTCTGTAGTAGTATTCCATAGACCACTTTCTTTGAGCGTCTTTTCTTTCTTTTTCAGAATTGTATTTTTTCTTTCTACCCATGCGTCTTTCCAGCCATTTCATTCAACTTACCAAAACATTGAATTAACCAACTATCCATATTAGGTAGTGTTGCAAACAATCTGTCTTCTATGAATCTTTTCTGAAATTGTATCTTATTTAATCTATTAATTGGTTCACGAATCTTATCAATGATTTTCGTTTTTGCAGATGTGCTGATTTCTACTTCTTCTAATTGCATCAAACGGTAATTTCTTTCCAATAACTCTTTACTTTCTGACAACTTTTCATCTTCTTTAATAATGTCGTCTATATTAAGTATCTTGTCTTCGAGTAAAAGTGGTAATTTTTTTTGAATAGTTTTCAATCCCCAACCACGAACTCCATCTATGTTATCAGACTTGTCTCCATCGATTGCTCTGTACACTGCAAAGTTGTGAGATGGTATTCCATAATCTTCTAAAACTTTTGGAGGATCGTATAGTTTCTTTTTTGTAGGAGACCAAACTGATACTCTATGATTGACTAACTGAAGAAAGTCTTTGTCGGTTGACATCAAAACTATTTTTGAAGTTTTAAGAATTTGTTTTGTGATGTAGGCCATACCATCATCAGCTTCTACACTTTCTATTGTTATTGTAGTCAAAGGAAGTTGCTCTAAGTAATCTACAATTCTCGTTAATTGTAACATCATAGATTGGTGTTCATCTTCCTTTGAGGCAAAGTCATATGTTCTATTCAACCTTTTAGACATATTCCTATTGGCCTTATAACCTTCAAAGACTTTCTTGCGACGGTTAGACCCACCCTTTCCGTCAAATACTATTACACAACGAGTGGGCCTAATTGTCTTTATGGCATAACCGATTGACCTTAGAAAGCCAACTATTCCCCCAACGTGAGCACCATCATCGTTGAGAGTTGGCATAGCACTAAAACATCTGATGAATGTATTTAGGCCATCTATAATCAATACATTGTCGTTAGGCTCTGTGGATTGGAGTTCACCACCTTTGGCTTTGATTTCATTTAGTATTGATAGATATCTACCATTACTCATCTTCTTCGGCACCCTCCTCTGTAATGATTATATCATCAATACCTAAATCAGCCTTTGTATACTTCAGTATAACTTTTTCACAAATTAGATTATAACAATGTTCTTTGAACTCTTTGTCTTCTAATTTTTCAGCCCAATCTTTCGATTGGAATTTGATTTCGTCACCATTCTGGTCATTCATAGTATACCAAGCACCACCAACTTTGACTAAGTTATAATCTTTCATAACCTTTAGCCAACTACCTTCATCATCTATACCACTCTCAAAATAGAGTGGAAATTCAGCATGTCTTAATGGAGGACCTAATCTGTTCTTTATCACCTGAGCTGTAATATTCATTCCTATTACATTCTTCTTTGTGTCTTTTATCTGTCCTTTGTTCTTAAGACGTATTCTGGTTGATGCATGAAATGGTAACGCTTTACCACCTGAAGTTGTGTATGGGTCTCCAAACATAGCACCCAACTTAACTCTAAGTTGATTTGTGAATACTAAAGCAATTCTTTGTCTACCAATCATTTGAGTAATCTTTCTCATAGCTTTAGAAATCACAATTGCTTTTGAAGTAGCCCAACCATCTTTATCAAAGTCAGCCTCTAACTCCACTTTAGTTGTTGCGGCTGCTAATGAGTCTACCAAAATAGTAACTAATCGTTCTTTATCAGACTCTCTTACTTTTGTAACTATTTCTTCTATAGCTTCAAAAATATCTTCTACTGTTTCTAAATGTAGATACAACATCTTATTTATATCTACACCAATAACTTCTAAAAAGTCTTGACTCACAGCGGTTTCTGTATCAATGTATACTGCAATACCACCTTTCTTTTGAGTTTCTGCGAGTAGATGAGCACCCAATAAAGATTTACCACTACTTTCCAAACCATTGAGTTCTGTGATTCTACCAACTGCTATACCACCATTAGGGCGGTTAGAAATAGCCAAATCCAACATAGTTGAACCTGTAGATATGAACTCTCTGACATCGGTTGGTGTGGTATCAGTTCCATCTAAAAAGTAAGCGACTTTATAGTCTTTAAACTTTTTATTCAAACTGTCTGCTAACACTCCTGCTAAGTCATCGTGTACTGACATATTTTTTTCTCCAATTAAAAGTGGGTGTATCCGGCTTTAACACACACTCGGTTTTATTAGTGTTGGCTTCAACACCCACTTAGTGATTATTTACTTACTAAATAACTCGTCAAATGCTGCACTTGCATCTTCTACCGATGTACTGGTAGAAAGAGTTGGAGATGATGTCTCTTTAGTAGTATCGTCTCCCTCTGTATCTGAATCAGGATTCAACCATTCATTCAGAACTTCTGTAAGTTCATCATAAGACCTTTCTTGATAAAGTTCTGTTATATTCTTCTGATTAGTAAGAATACCTTCTAACTGAGCTTTATCTTCCACTATTGGAGTTTGATTTGGTTTTACACGAATTGATGTCTTTGGAAATGAAGCACCACTTTCTTCAGCAGTTATAAACTCTACTGATACATCACGACCATTTACAGGATCGGTAATATCACCATAGTCAGGATCTGCAATTACTGAAAGTAGTTCTTGGTAAACAGTTTTACCAAATCCCCAAAAACGAACACCTTGAGTTTCCTCACCACGAACAATAACAGGTGCAAAAGTTCTCATTTTAGCTTCTAATTTACGAGCCATTTGATACTCTTCTCTGTTACCACTTTGTTTTAGTTTCTGAGCAAACTCTTCAATTGGGTCAGGACGCCCAAATGAAATAGGTGATAGATAGGATTTATTATTCAAACCAAAATGGAAAAACAATTCGATAAAAGGATTGTCTTTGTTGTGTAAATAAGGCACAACACGAATTACCTGTTTACCTGGTTGTGGTTTCCAAAGATTTGATGTTCTATTATTTGTTGTCTGTAACTGATTAAGACGCTTGCGAATAGAATTAATATCCATTTGTTATTTCTCCTTAAGTTGTTATTTTTCATTTTTAAGTTACTATCGTAACTAATAATAAGTATTCGAATCTAAATCCAAATACAATTTTTTTTACTATTTTGTATCAACTATTTTGAAAAGTTTCGTTGGTATTTTGTTTAGCCCACTTTCGTTTGTGAGTAGTAAACAATTTCTATGTTCATCCCAAGGTACAGGAAACTTTTTATCCAATACACCATTATTTAGACTTCTGATAACCTCATTAAGTGCATTAATTGAGTACAATGTGTTTGTCTGTTTCTTTCTATGTAGTGAAATAGTATTAGGTATATCTTCTGAAACATGGTTATCCTCATATACAACATTGTAAGTACAGATAAGCTGTGACTCATCGTTTGTGTTTTCGAAGACGTAGATTTTATCATAGAGAATATCATTACATTCTATGATAAGTTCTAAAACATCGTCTAATTGATTTCTGGAAGTGAATGTGCAAAGTAGTTGAGTTTTCATTACTTCTTCCCATACTTAGTTTTCATAGATCCCTTTTCTGTTCTAGCAGGATCATATACATCTCTTCCCACCGAAACATTAGCTCTGTATAATTCTCCTTTAAAGTCTTCATGAATCAACATTTCAAAGTTAGGAGTTGTTGAGTAACCAAGCCCTCTTTGTCTGGCTCTTAGTTTTGACAAATTAACCACTCTATCAGTACCCTTAACTTTATATAGTAATTGATAGAACCCTTTATCATCAGGCCCGTCTACTTCTAAATTCGTTTCTACCTCATCGTAATCATCAGTTCCGAATATTTCCTTCATAACTTTTTTGTCTGCACTGACACCACCTAATGCCATAGTTTCTTCACCACTCATAAGTGCATTTAACGGAAACTTATCTCTTATCGTACTCATAATACCATCTCTGATTTCTGGCACTTTAACAATATTATTCATATATGCCTTTGTAAAATTTGCAGTAATGCCGATACGCTCATCAACATGCTTTTTAGAATCTTCATCACCTAAATGTCCGAGCAAACGTGCCGTTATCATCGTTGCCTTATTAAGATATTTTTGTCCACCTTTTCCACCAACTCTTTTTACCACATCATTTAGCTGCTCAGGCGAAATTGGTGGCTTTAGTTTAACTAATTCATCTCTTAGCTTTCTCATATATTTATTGGTTTTGGTTTTTTTAAGTATCGGAATATCAAAATCTTCATCCTTTGCATTTCTTAAAAGTTCTAATTTTTCTTGGTTTAGATTTTCAAGATAATCCATAGAACTTTTGTTTTCCTTCTCTGTTCTTTTCGAAGGGTTCCCGTCTTCACCCAAAGTATTTTCGTATTTTTTCAGTAGTTGATTTGCTTCAGCCGTAAGTGCTTTGTATTCTTTTGTACCTGTTTTCTTTAAGGACTTTAGTTCCCCTTTCTTTTTGACTATATTATCGTACCTTTCTTTATCCTCTTTATTCTGTGCAAGTGCCCAATAGAATGCTTCATTCACACCTGGTTGAGCTAAAGCGATATCTAAATCTTTTTTAAGGGATAGTTCGTCTAATACGTCTTGCCCATTAACTTTTAATCTAAAATATGTGTCTGTAGAAAAGCCTTTTTTACTGTAATCAAATCCCATAGCTTCAACATCTGACGGAACATCCCAAGCTGCACCTGTAACTTCCCAATTACCTTCTCCATAGTAATCATCATATCTCTCTTTTACTCCAGCTCTAACTCCCTTTGCGGACTCTAACCAATCTCTATCTAAAATTAAATCTCCGTCTCTTACTGTGTCAGCAAGATTATCCCAATGTTCTCCTAGTTTCTGTTCCAAAAATGACATTTGTTCATCATTCATTGAAACAGTCATCATAGTCATTATCTCGCCTGCGGTAGATGATGTTTGTCCTGCACCAGCAGCATCTATAAAACTTTTTATATTTGGCTCGAATGTACCTGTTTTTTTAGAGTTCATAATTCTTTCCAAAACCTTGATGTATTTTTTAGGAAACTTGGTTGCTAAAAATTCAATTTCTTCTTCAGAGAACTTCAACGGCTCAGTGCCTTCTTTGAATTCTAATTGTTCCGGTTTCTGTTTTTCATAATCTTCATCACTTGGGTCCACATCCTTATCGTAATAATCTTTGTCTATTTCTGATTTAAATTCTTTAGTGTCTATCTTACTATCAGTTTTTTTATCGGTATCATCATCTTTTTCTATCTTTTCTATATCGTCTTTAGATGCATTCTTTTTTACAAGTGTATGTTTATCTTTATTAACGTTTTTAACTGTGTAGATATTACCGCTGTCTTTGTTTTTGACTATATCTACTTCTACAAGATTTCTAAGTAGTTCTTCTCTTTGTGCAACATTCCAACCAAAATCTTTCAACACAGA